TGAAGTAATTACTGAAGTAGTAGATAATAAATATCCTATTCCTGAAGATGCAGCTACTACATTTATTATTAATAGATATAATCAGAAAGCTAAAAGATATGAATGGATAGATGAATTTGGTAATGTAGTATATGCTGAAAAGATGTATATACCTAGAAGATATGAGATAACAAGATATGGTTATGATATCTTTACTGATATGAGAGAAGTTCCTAATCAACCATTATCTATTGATAATCCTTATGATTTTGAGTTATCTTGTAAAGGTAGAATCTTTTCAGGGTTAAATGCTGAATCTATATCATTAGTAGAAAGAGCATTACCATCACTATTGCAATATACATTTGTTAAAGATTTACAGAACAGAGAATTAGCTAAATACGAAGGTTATATAAAAAATATTGATGCTAGTCAGATTCCTGATTATCTAGCTATGGATGAAAATGGTAATCCATTATATGAAGGTGCTGATAAACTAAAAGTATGGAGGTATTTAAGACGTACACTAGGAGATAGTTATTATGACCCAACAGCTACTACATCAGGACTACCAAACAATCAAAGAACTACAGCAGTAACAGCTGAACAAGCTGGTTCTATTGCAGAGATAGTTAATATGCAACAGTTATTAGACTTGATAGATAGAGAAATGGGAATGCAAATGTTAGTACCACCACAAGCTGAAGGTATTTACTCTCCAAGTTCTAATGTATCAGATAATCAACAAGCTATAGCACAATCTTATACTATGGCTGAAGAATATTTTAGATTGCATCAATTAGTTCTTAAAGAAACAGTAAATGAATATGTTACACAGTTTACTAATTACTATCGTAGATTCTTTGAGACTAATCCTGAAAAAACAGAAACATTCTTGAATTATGTTACTAGTGATGGAATGAAAAAGACTATTAGAATAAAACCAGAGTTACTAAATCATGAAGATTTAGGAATCTTTATTCATGATGGTGACTATAATGAGAGATATCGTCAAATAATGACACAAATGATACAACCACTAGCACAAAATGCTGGAGAAGGAGCTGAAAGAATATCAGAGTTAGTTATGGCTATGACTAGAGGTGATAGTCCTGAAAAAGTACATAAGATGATTGCTGCTGCTGCCAGAGAACAAGAACAAAGATTACAACAACAAGGACAACAACAACAACAAATGCAAGAGCAACAACTAATAGCTCAAGCACAAATGAAACAACAAGAGCATAATAATAAGATGGAGCAAATTACATTAACTAAAAAATTAGATGCTGAAATAAAAGCTATGGATGTTTATAAATTTGCTGATGATTTAAATGCTGATAAAGATGGAGTTCCAGACCATATTGAAGCTTATAAAGCTATGAGAGGATTAAATCAGAAAGATAGAGAATTAGATATTAAAGAGAAAGATATAGCTAGTAAAGAAAGAATAGCTAGAATTTCTAAAAAAGAGAATAATAGGTCATCTAAATAAAATTAATTAAATAACTAAAAATATATTTGCTTATGGAAATAGGAGATGATTTTCTACCAGAGTTAGATTTTGACTTTGAAGAACAAGATGACACTAAACCTGTTATTACTAATAATCAGGATGAAAGTGAAGAAGAAGAACAAATAGAAGATGACAATCTTGAAGATGATTCTGAAGATGAATCGTTGAATAATGTTGATAGTGACGAAAATGCTGTTGCAGCTTATAATTATTACAAGGATAATAATTTTATTACCATTGATCATGAGTTTGATGGTACTTTTGATTCATTAAAAGAAGCTTTAGACAAACAAGCACAAGTATCATTAGTAAGTGCTATACAAAACTTCCCCTCTTTTTTACAACCTATTATTGAATATGCTACACTAAAGGATGATGTAACTCCTGAAGAAGTAGCTAACTTTTTGATGCAATATCAACCACCTTCATTTACTGAACAAGATTTACAGAATGATAATGACTTAGCTGAAAATTATCTTGTTAATTCTTTAAAAGCTGAAGGTCTTGAAGATGATGAAATTGAAGATAGAATTGATTACTTGAAAGATAGAAATCAATTAACTAAAGAATCAATAAGACAGTTTAAAAAAGATGAGCAAGTTAGACAACAAGAAATGAACAGTCAACTTGAACAGATTAGACAACAAGAACAGATAGAATTACAACAGGAAGAAGCATTCATACAAAACTTTGGTCAAGTATTGAATGATACTAATTGGAGAAACGACCATAAGCAAGTAATTGCTCATGAATTTACAAGTGGAAACTTTAAGACTAGAATGGAGCATATCTTTGAGAATCCTAAAGCATTAGTTAAATTAGTAGATTTTTTAGCTAATTATGATGGTGAAGATATTAACTTGGATAAATATAAGAAATCGGCATTCAGTCCTTCAGTAAAAGGAGTAAAAGATACTGTAGAAAAATATTGGTCTAATTCATCATTAGCCAATAATAAATCATCGAAGGGTGGAAATCCTAAAGTAGATTTATCAGAATTAGAACTTATATAAAATAATAATAAAATGGAAAGAAAAACCGCTTTAAAAGTAACAGAATACAAAGGGTTTGGTGGTAATTTCTTTGATAGTGTATCTCATAGTGCATTATTTAGAGATGACCAACCTTATGACTTTGGTGTTATGACAGCTCGTTTGTTTTCTAGTTCAACCAATTTAGGTTTGACTAACAAACGCTGGAACTATTTAACTATGGCTCAAGGTAATTACTGTGTAATTCCTGGTGGTCGTAATGAGTACGCATGGTCTGTAATTGGTGATGCCGATGTTGATTTTCGTATTACTGAATTATTAGTATCTGAATCAGCAACTCCTGGTAAAGCTAATACTACTTTTGCTATTGCTTTAGACCGTAATTGGTTGAAAGCACCAGTAGTATTAAAAACTGCATCTGATAATGCTCCATTATTGGAAATTATTTCAGGTCCAGAACCACTTGGTACACACTCATTCAGATATGAAGTTAAAATTCAAGATGGTAATCCTAATAGCTGGATTCCTGTAGAATGGTTAAAACCTGGTCAAGTGGTTACTCGTGTATCTACTCGTGTAGCTAATGAAGAAAATACTAAATATGGTACTGACCAATACTCAAGTCAAATGAAACTTCGTGGTGTTGTAGGTCAATATGCTAATGAAGTATCATTTACTGATAGGTTTATTCGTATGGAATTAGCTGCTGGTAAATCAGGTAAAACTAATTCAGGTACTTATGATGACCATGATGGTAAGAAATACAGAGATGCTTTCTCTCGTGGACATATTTATCAAGCTAGTTTGAAGAATCGTAATACTAATGAAATTATTCAGAAAGGTATGTTTATTACTAAAGCTGAAGAAAGATTATTAGAGCGTACAGAGATGGATAGAGAGATGATGTGTGAGTTTGGTAGATTACAGATTGATACTGACCAAGATTCAAAAAGAGTAAAGAAAACTGCACCAGGTTGGAGACAATTAGTTCGTGATGGACAATATATGCCACATGGAGGTAATTTTACACTAAATAACTTATATGATTTCTTACATCGAGTATTATATAGGAGACGTGGATTTATGAATCGTAAACCTATGTTAGTAGGTGGAACTGGAGCTATTAGTTATCTATCAACTTTGATTGCACAACAAGCATCTGTATTCCAAACACTAGAACCAGGTTTTGCTTTAAGAGATAATGCTGAACCTACTGGAGTACATAAGTATGAGAAAGAATGGGGATTCCAGTTTACTCGTATTAAGTTACCAATGGGAATTGATGTAACTATCATGTATGACCCATCTAAAGATGATGATACATTATACAAAGAGAAAGCACCAGGTTCTTATTTACCACTAGAGTCATTCCAAATTGATATTCTAGAGTTTGGACAAACTGAAAATGCTGCTGAAAACTCTAATGGCAACAACATTTGTATGGTAATGGAAGATAATATTGACTATTATTTCTCTGTAGCTAATGCTATTGACTTTAAGAATGGTGTTGTTAAAGATGGTGCTAATGTTTACAAGTTTGGTAAAACATTAAGTATTTACAGAGAAATGAGTGGTTCATTAAATATTTGGGATACTAGTGCGGTAGGTCGTATTGAGTGGGTTCCAGGTTATGTATCGTAAACAAATAAAATAATTATTAAAGCCTATGATTAAGGGACAAAAAATCTATGTGGTTCACGTACCACGTACATCAGCGCAAGGAAGACATACTTACGAGTATAAGCGTGATGATGGAACTACT